ATATAAACTATTAAACAATATTCAAACATAATAAAAGAGAAACACCCTAGTCTTTGGAGAGTAAACTCACCATTGCTGGCAAGATTTGGAGGATACCAGAGTGCTTCTCAACAATCCTATACATATTTTAGTCTATAGACTCATCTGTGTCTAGCATAATCTTGTTGTCTGGATACATTTTATAATGTTTACCTCTTACATCATGCACCAGTTCTACTCTAATACTTCCATCACCCTCTTTAAAAAACTGAATAGTGAACCATTCACCCTCTATCGCTATTCTTTTTGTTATCATTCTTACATACTCCATCTGCTGACAAGGTTCTTCCACACCACCATTTCTTCTTGTCATATGTGTTGGCAGGCTCTTTACACTTGTGGCACACCTGCCCTTTTAATTTAATAACCATCTATCTGCTACTTCTAATATAATTATAAGCAATATACAAGCAAATCCTATTGCATAGCAGATACCACAGGGTTCGTTAGTCTTCATCGTGTAGTGGGTCGTCTATCCACTCATCTGGCATAACTGGCGATGCTTTTTTTCTATCTAAATCGTCTGCAAGGTCATTCGCATACCATGCAATCTTGCGTAACTCCTGTGCCCAATCGTCTTTCTTGCCAAGCCGTTGAGAGTATTTAATTAAGTTACCTTTAACATAATATCTATAATCATCTCCTAGTTTAGCCTTGATAACATCTATGGTTTCTATCCCTCCATCTTTATAATGGTCAGGATTTATCATATCTTTCATTTCGTTTCCTCAATGATTAACATTCCTTTTTCAAACTCACAAACTACACCATCTGCTTTTGTATAGATTGCTTCCCCTTCTTGTAACTGCATCAATAGTTTGCCTTTATGACACATCATACTTTCAGGCTCTAGGTTTATTGATACATAATATTGTAATACTATACCAATTATCAAAATAATCATAATTATTGGTATTAAATATCTCATTATTTTACTTACCATAAACTAATCCTCCGTTGTTATTGCATTTCTCCATTAAGAGTATAATTATACTTGTAACAAAATCTATATAGAAAGGATACGATTATGTGGACAAAACCATCAGCAACTGAAATGCGTTTCGGCTTTGAAGTAACAATGTATGTTTGCAACAAGTAATTCATACTAATTCATGGGGGACTTACATCCCCCTGAATAACACTTTTAATTTATTATTAGAACGCTTTACCCAATCCCAATCAAATCTTACCCTCACAATACCTTTTCTACCTCTTACTCCACCAATAGCAACAGCATTTTTAGGTAAATACTTTATATTTTCTTGTGGTATAAAGCGATAAATAAATTTAGAATGGGATGTCATCTTTCATCTCTGCTGGCGATTGGTTACGCTGTGGAGCTTGTGTTTGCCCATCAGGTTTAAATAAAGATGCCACTACAGAGTTTCCTCTTGTTGCATCATACGGAAATCCTGCAAGGTTTGCATTTCTTTCTAAAATTGCAAACGCATTACCATCATCAGATTGCATTACTACACCAATAGTTGCATATCGGTTCTTTTTATTGCCTTCTACATCTGTATAACTACCATTTGCAACGGCAATATCATATAGCTTTTTAGCCATTATTATTCTCCTTAAAAAGTAAATCTAATTTTATTAGAACTAGTTGTTCGAAAATTGTATATTTCTTCAATTTTCCTCTTGTATTGCTCTACATTCCTTTGTTTAGTTAATTCTGAAGGCTGTAGCGACAATTTCTTCATGAATACTTGATGGTCATATTGCTCGTTATGAAAGTAATATAACATCGCTAAACAAAACGCATATTCTTTATAATGCTTTTTCAAGTATTCACTTGTTTGTTGTATTTGATTGGCTTGTTGAAGTGCAATATTGTAATCTGCAATTTTAAATAAACCGTTGACAAATTTATCTCTATCATTACCAGTTCTAACCTCTTTGTTTAATAATAATGCAATACATACATCTAAACAAAAGCCAGTCATCCCCATAAATTCTTTTAACTTAATATAGTCTTCAAAACCTCGCTGACAAAAGCTATCTAAATATTCAGCCATTGTCCATTGTCTGACTTTGGTGTTCATGCGTTGCACAGACAATAAATCAAGGTCTTTAATGACTCTGTAATACACAGGCTTATTTAATTCTGATAATGCTTGTAGCCTATGCTGACCATCTACTACTTCCATTCGCTGATTAACTACAATCGCATTTGGAATATAATCTTCTTGTATAGATTTTTTTAATGCCTTTACATGGTTAAGATTTAATTCTCTATTACCTACCATCTTTCTAAAAATACTATAATCATAGGTCTTATGCACTTGACCAGACATGTTATCAGAATCATATAAAGTAAAATCTTTTAATACACTTTTAATACTCATTTGTTATTCTCCTTGATAAAATCAACAGTATCCTCAACTTCTGTTAAGAACTTGGTTACTGATTCCTCCAATAACTTAATTTGCTCATCGTCCCACTGTAGTCTAATCACCACCATCTTTAGACTTTCAGGAAACGATGGACAATACGACACATAATCACACCACTTTCTACCTGTGCATGCCATTTGCCAATACATCTGCAACTTGTATCTGCTCGGTATTTGATGAGAGATTAATGTTTCTGTGTGGTTCTGTGGTTGTCTGCACTTGATTTCAATCAATCCGTCATCACCCACTAAACCATCAGGACTAGCACCTGCCATGTCTATAGTAGGGTGGTCTACAAACCCCACCTCTTTAACATCTGCATGCTTAAACACATAAAAGTCTCTAGCTTCGTCTTCTGTATCCATACCATGTTGCATCGCCTGATTAATATATATTTCTATTTGTTTGCCAGTCAATCTTTCTGTGACCAGCTGATGTCTATAGGTTCGTCTATAAGCTGATTCACCTGACTTGGTAGTAGCCATTACATCTGATAGTTTAGATGCTGTAACCTTGCCTAACCGAGCCTGAAACCACTCCTCACTTCTCTGTTCCATTATTACTCTCCCTAATTTCTTCTATGAATGATTGGCACTTCTTACGAGCCTCGCTATCCATCTTATTGTAGACAGTTCTAGCACCTTCTATACCTTGTGCCTGATATACATTCTTAATTAAATCTAGTGGGTCTAGGTCTGCTAAATCCTCACCTTGAAAGATATACAAACCAATACCATGTAATGCAATAGCTTTAGCTAAACATCGTTGCATAGCCGTATTCACTTGCATCGCATCAGGATTCTTAATGGCTTGGTTCTTATAATTCATCACAGGTAATTGCATAGTCATACTCTTACCAAACGCATGAACTGTGCAAGTAACCATCATGCTGTCATTAAAGATTTGTGGCTCGTGATATTCCCATGTTGCACTAGGGTCATGTTGTAACAAAATGTCTACAGCGTGTGCCCATGCAAGATAGTTAAACTGTCCTTTTTTCTCTATGTATTTAGATACATCTAATACTCTTAATTCTTGAAACTTATTTTTATCTGCCATCGTTACTCTCCTGTTGTTCTAATTGTTGCTGATGGTATTCTGCTTCTCTATCATCCATACGCTGAATACAATCTCTAATATCTTGAATACTATTAGTCACACATAGTTTTTCAAACTCTAGATATTCTAATTGTTGTAGATACTGCTCTTTAGCTTTACTCATATTTACTCTCCTTGTTAATATGTATTTACAATATAACTCTATTTAAAACGACTGTCAATACCTTTTTTAGCATTATCAAACCCTTGTGTTTTAAAGACTTTTCCGTCTTTAGATGTAGCTTTGTATTGTATGTCATCACCAAATGTTTCTTTAAGTTTTTTAATCATTTCATTTATGGTCATTGTATTTTTCATGGTCTGTCCCTATATCTCATGCCTTTCCTGTCATAGTAAAAGTTAAAAGTTGGTTCTCCATTTTCACCTATGTAATTCCTTTGCTTCTGCACAAAAACTTTTACATCAGGTATATTTCTTTTCTCATCATCTGTTAGTTTATCCTCCTCCATTTTTTTCTCCTTAATCCTGTTACGCCAAACAGTAATACAGTTATCACAAAGGTTGACTATATGGTTACTACCATGCACATCATTCTTTGTCGGTTGGTCATTTACTTCTTTTAGTTTCTTGCTGTGAGCCACTAGAAATATATGTATTGGAAACTGTCTAGCAATCACAGTCAATCTGTCTACAAAGCGTTTCTGTGCATCATAGTTTTCTTCATTAATATCTGCCATCTTCATCAATGAATCAATCACAACGACCTTGCAATCTTGTAAATGTGCATAATTTAACATCGCATACATGTCTTTAGATGTAGACACACCTTCTTGTTTATATATAAATAAGTTATCGTTCATATCATCAACAAACTTATCTATGTATTCAGGTGTTGGGTTTGGACCTTTTAGTCGTTGTGTAATCATACGGCTGATAGTGAGCATAGGGTGCATCTCTAGACTGGCTATTAATACCTTATGTCCTTCTTCAAGCAAGTTTAAGCAGACTTGTGATAACCACATTGTTTTGCCTGAACCATTTTGACCTGATATGATTGTCAATTCATGCTCTCTGATTAAAAAGCCTTCATTGGTATGATGAAAGCCTAATGGTATTCCTTTCCTAACACCACCTTTATAGAATGTATGTATCTGCTCTCTTAATGGTTTAGTCGATACAATCTGAAACTCTTGCACAGGCTCTCCTGTGTATTTATCTATCTGGCTTGTAGTAACAGTGAGCCTATCCATCACCTCGCCCATTGTCATTTCAGTCATTAGTTTCTTCCTTGCTACTAATAATGTCTTTAATCTGATAAGCTCGTAAAGGTGGTATTTTATCCTCCTTAAACCATACATTGACGGCTTGTCTTGACAATCCTAAAGCCTTTGCTAACTCTGACTGTGAATTGTTAAAATGTAGCATCACATCTGATAATTTTACTTGTTCCATGTTTTCTCCTAAATTAATAATAAAAATCCTACGATACTAAAAAATACAATTATATGTGGCATTATCTCTTTCATTGTTTACTTTCCTTAATCTGCTAATATAATATAAATAATAATTCCTACAATAATATCTATAATCATGTTATTTCCTTTTCTCTAAATCTTCATCATCTAGCATATATTGTGAAATACTTTTCTCTCCTGTTGAATCATCTAACCATACTTCCCAATTGCCGATAGTTACTCTAACACAATTTTCTGCTGTTACTTTAATAATCATTTATACTCTCCTAGCGTTTATTTTTTAACATTTTTAATATATGTTGTAAATCCTCAATTTCATCTTCCATTAATATTTCACGATTCTCACCAATTAAATAGTTTGGTGCTAACTGACATATTTGGTAGATTAATTTATCTTTTTGTGTTTTTGGTATATATCTAAATTTTTCCATTGTTACTCTCCTTTTTATATTCATCAGGTGCATACTCATTAAATATTTTATAATCACTATCTATTTGTTGAGCCATACAAATGATTTGTGTATATTCTGTTGATGCTTTTTCCCATACGCTATGGTCATCAGAGTATTCACTAAACCAATCATGATTCTTTAGTAGCTTACGATACTGTTGCTCTATCTTGTTATCTACTCGTGCAAATGCCTTGAGTATTTGTGATTGTGCTGACATCTTTACTCTCCATTTCTTTTATCTAAAATATCTTCAATAGACTGTCTAAAATAAATATCACTCATACCAAAACTAGAATATTTAAATTGATAATCTAATTCTTTTAATAAATTTATTAATTTACCTGTTGCCCAATATTTGTATTTCATCTTTACTCTCCCCAATATGATAACTCATTACCATCTTTATCGTATATATATGTTGAATTATCTATATACTCTGTGTTATCAGGCTTAATAGATACCCCTGCCTCATTCTCATACAATTTTATAGCATCCTCTTTTGTATTGGCTTTGATTGTATAATTTTGTATAACACTCTCTGCGAAATAAAATGTTTTCATCTTTACTCTCCTTAAAATGTTTTTATCGTATATACAATATATGCTAAAGATATAAACGATATTACAATTGTGCCTATAACAATAAACTTTGTCAAATAGTCTTTACACCTCCTCCATAATGTTTTTTTCTGCAATATATCTATGACATCTTGATTGATATACATTAAATGATTGTTATGATATGTTATTTTTTTATTTTTCATAATTACTCTCCTATATTATCAATTATTTTTTTGTTATTTTTTTTGAATAATTCTTCTCTAATAATGTTGTGCATCATCATTAATCTCATTCTCATATCAGAAATTGTATTTACATCATTATGTTTAATTAATGATATATGAATTGCTTTGGTTGAAAAATTCCATAACTGCTGTAATTCTTTTTTTTTCATTTTTTACTCTCCTTATTTAAATATAAAGCATTGTTTAGCATCGGCATTAAATAAGCCTGTTGTATAGCCGTTGTATATACAAGTTACAAGATATTGACCAATATTATCTTTATAAACTTTATATCCATCATGAGACCAAAATACTTGTTGTTTTTTATTACAAGCATTTTTTACATCATCAATAGTTTTAAAATATTGTTTTTTCATAATCACTCTCCTTTTTCTTTTAATGCTTCTTTTATTGCTCTATTGTTATCTGTATATTCTGCATAAACATGACCTCTTTTTAATGGATATTTTTTACCATTAATATAAACCTTAACGCCTTGCTTATAACCATAATAATAAACATCTTTTACTTGTATATTCATAATTACTCTCCTTGATATAATTCAACACCTAGAATTATTTTTGTTAATTTATAATAATAGTTTGCATAATTAATAGCTGTATCATAGCTATCAAATATTTTATTGTTACAAATGTATTTCATAATTACTCTCCAATAATTAAACTTACATTGACATAATACTCCGTCAATTAATATTGTCAATAGTTTTTTTAAAGTTTTTTTATTTATTTTTATAAAAATATTTACATATATAAACTATTGTTTTTATTATTATTTATTCATATGCTTTATTTAGGTGTATTGACTTTTTATTAAATTTATGCTAAAATTTAGCTTTATTAAGCAAGTAATAAAAAATAGATTGTTTGAGCGAAGCCTCAAGCGAGAGCGAAAAACAATTTTAGCAGATGCAAACAAAAGGCAATAACTATATATATAATATTCATTATATATTCTATAAGTAAATAATCATAATAAAATTATATAAATATATGTAAATAATAGTTGACATATATATTTTTATATATATAATAAGAATTGTAATTAAATACTTTGGAGGGTTTAAAAATGGAATATTTTAAAGAAAATGAAACTAGATTAGAGTTTGGAGGTTTTTATGAATCTATCCATTCTGAAATAATTGATAATCATATTGAGTATTTTATAGAATCTGAAAATGATTTAAATGATACTGAAAAGGAATATGATGATTATGATTTTGATTATCAGTCAATGTATAATCAATATATCAAACAATATTGTAAAATGTTATCAAACCATATTAAGAATGAATATAACTTGAATATAGATTTTACAGATTTAAAATTAATAAGTCCAAAATACTATAATTTTGAAACTGATAAAATAGAATGTAAGGTCTCTAATCATAAAGACCTAATATCTTATTTTAAAAATGATAATGATTTTTTAGATTTTTTAAATCAAGCTACTCAATCTTATGATGGTTATATTAGTTATTATGATTTTAATCAAGCTATAAATAATAAAGATAATATTTTAATGCTTTATATTTTTAAATACATCTGTAATGAGTTTTATGATAATGCTTATTTTTATGATATTTATATCGATATTGAATTAGAAAAAGAAAAGGAAATAGCTTAAAAATAACTTGATTTTATTTTAATTTTATGAGATAATATCACTGTTAGGAAAGTTGCGTCTATAGAATTCAGAATAAAATCATAAATTAGAGACAAAAAAAAAGGGCTTGAAAAAGCCCTTTTCTATTTATAGAATATTAATTTAAATTAGTTAAAATGATATGATTATCTTTAATTAATTTTTTAATAGCTTTTGAATCCAAACCTAAAAAGATATTTCTATATTTTGATGTAGTTTTTGAATAATCCCAATAATGAGAATCTAAATAAATATTTCCATTATGTTTTTTTGCGATAATGGATTTATAAGATTGGAAATATTCAGAGCCGTTATCATCATAAATAATGAATTGGTTCGGTCTATTGTTAATATTTTCTACTTTTTTCATTTTGTAAATTCCTATTTAATAGATTTAAAAAGAATGAATAAAAACAAGGGCTTAATAAAAAGCCCCTGAATTATTC